CTTGCCATAGGCTAGGATTGCCAACAGGCGTGCGCAATACAACACGCCTCGATAAGTCTAGTAGCGTGCCCCTGACAACCTTATCCATTCGGTCGCCAGCAATGCGCTCTATATCCCTTAGCCTGCTGAAATCGAAGTTAGCCAAACGCCCTCCAGTTCACGCTTACCGGCATTAGCCACCAGCCACCTGAAGCCAAGCCTTGGGATACGTTCACTTGCTCGACCACTACACTCTGCCCCTCGAATACAAGCATCGTCCCGCGTGTAAAGTGTGCCGTGATCGAATCGATGAGCTGATGCGACTCAAGTTTATAGTCGTCAAGTGGGGTGTAAATGCTGATCTGATACACGCCGATGAAGTCAGTAGACCCGCCTGGCTCAATGCCGATAGTGGAAGATGTAGCAGGAAGATAAGATTCACGTAACCAAGTTGTGCCCTCGACCGGCGTATACTTGGCGTTCTCGAATGCGATGGGCGGCGCGCTAGGCAGGCTGTTGAGGCGAGTGGATAGGGCTGCGCTGATCTTTCTGTGGCTCATACTATACCCTCAACTGGCAAATATAGATCACGTCAGCGCCTGACTTCGTGATCGGCTGCACATCCATAACCCTGAACGTCTTGCCCTGTACCTGGGCACGCCATCCTTGCGCCGGCTCTTCGTCCACTTTGTTTAATATCAGCCGTGTGTCTGAGCGCTTGATAACGGTGCCGTCAACTTCTGCGTTTTGGAAACGGGACGGATAGCCGAAGCCAGGCACCACGTTCTCACTTGCTGGGGTAGTGACCTCGCCCGTTGCCGGGTTTCTGACCTCATCGGTTTCATAGGTAAGCGACACGGCTTCCCCGAATTTAGCCAGCAAAGTAGTTGCAGTGTCAACAATGCTCATGCGCGAGTCACCGCAAATGTGGTTGTACTTGACCCACCACCGGCAAGGATCTTCCGCATGGCAGCGTTGATAGTCTTCACGATTGGTTGTGCGGCTGCGTTGTCCATATACTCGACTTCAATAACGTCCACCTTCTCCCGCTTAGTAGCACGCTCAACATTAGCAAGCGGACTATTCTCTGAATCAATAGCAAGTGCTGTGGCGATCTGTCCAGTTTGCAGTGCTGGCGGAATGATGGTGGGCACAAAATAGAAGCCATCAATATAGACATTAGATCGCGGCCACTGTAGCGACTGCCCCTCTGAAAACTTGGTGCCGATAAAGGACAGGCTCTCGATGTAGTCCATGGCCTTGATTAGCAGCACGTCAGTTGCAGCGGTTAACGTGATGCCACGATCAGCCGCGTAGGTCGTTAGCTCTGCTTCGGTGACGTAGCTGTTAGCTGCCGCGTTAGTTCCTGTCCCATCTTCCACTACGATAGTAGCCATTATATCAACCCCTCTTGCTGCACGCGTTCAAGGCCCAGCGCCGCAATGTGGTCCTGCGCTGACTCCAGCCGATTGCCCAGTATCACCGCGATAACATCAGGGCTTGCTGTGCCGCCGTTGATCCGTAGCAGCGCCTGTGCCCGTGTGGCTGCCTCTAAGTCCATGCCCGGCGCGTGGTCAGGGGCTTGTAGCGGCAGGCCTGCAAGCTGTGCAAAGACGGACTTTGCGACTGTTGAGCAGACTGCGTACAAGTTGCCGTCTGCGTCTTGGTACGATGCTGTGCTGAACGTGCGGTCGTCTGCGCTGGACTCGCCTAAACATAAAGCCAATTGATTGGCGTCTGGGATGTGGGCTGCTGGGGCGGCAATTGTGGCTCGTTGCTGGTACTGGGTGGTCATAGGGTTACTCCCGCGACAGAAGCAAAGTAAGTGTCAATATCTGAAAGCTGACCTTCTGTTATAGAGCCGTATCTAAACAGCGCGGCGTGTATTTTACCTTTTAGCTTAAATTTATTTGGCTGGTATCCTGAGCCTAAAACACCTGTGTTTGAAAAAAATGAATCCGCACTCGGCCCTGATCCACCAAGTGAGAAAACTGTTCCGTTTATTCTAATGCTAGAAACTCCGCCTTGCCGTATGTGGCTTATAACATAGGTATTTCCTAGTGTAATACTAGAAACTGTAGTCTGAGCTACAGACCCTACTCGCGTAAAGACAGTGCCATTATTAACGTATCCACATTGTAAGTTAATGCCTGTACCAACTAACCCAAAGTATCTTGGATTATTATCGCTGGAGACTTCAGGAGTAACAGCGATAGAAAATACAAAGTTATCTGCGTCCCCGGCTATGAAGGGGAAAAGCAGGTGATCGTTCACTTCATCAAATAGAAGAAAATCTAAGCCGTTGGCTAGAGTGTACACCGGTCGCAGTGCGCTAACAGACTGAGGGGCGTTGTTACTGTTAGAGGATTGGTCAATCATCAAACCAACAGGATCACCATCCGCAGTCACAGCCGTTGTGCCTGCCGCATCTTGAAAGAGCGATTGCACGCCGCTGACAATAGGCCGAGGGATGTAGAATGCGCCCTGTTCGCCTGCGCCAAAGAGTGATGTGATTAGGGCTTTGAGCTTGTCAATAACCTCATTCCGCTGTTTGCGCTTCTTCTGAATCATCCACGCTTGGAACGGAAGGCTCTGCCTGCTTGCGTACTTTCTTTTTGCGGGCAGGACTGGCTGGCTTCTGCTCTTGTTCTGGTTGGCCATTTTTCTGATCCTCACGCTGGTTGCGCTTTACTTTCTGCATCGTCTCAAAGTCTACGGGTTGCCCAGCTTCAAGGCCGTCTTTGTTTAATGGCATAAGAATGTCCTCTGTTAGCTTATTTTAGCATAAAAAAAGGCCAGCGGTTAAACTGGCCTCCTTTCCCTTTTTACATCGCTATCAATTGGTAACGAGATAGGCTATAGGCACGTTTTTCCGTGGCAGCACGCGATCCCACTGAGCATCTTGTGCAAGCTCTGTTTGGGTAAAGCTGACGTCAGTCGGAGTGCCGGTCTGTTGAAAGCCGAACGGATGCAGCAACCACGTGTTGCGAACCCACAAAGTCTCAATGCCGCCGCCGTCGCCTTGCTCTTCGTTGCGGTCAATCGCAACCGGAGTGATAGGAGAGCCGACGCCGTATCCGAACGCGCCAGGGCCAAACAGCACAGAGTTATACTTAAACCCGTCTGTGGTCCCTGCCGTAACAGTCAGGCCGTCATCTACAATGACCCGCTTGCCCATGTACGTTGGGATTGTCGCCATGCCGTCGCTGTCGGGGATAAAGTCGATGTCGTTGTTCTTCACCATCTGCGCCATTACAACCGAGTGGACGGCAATGGTGGTGAAGATTTCAGCCGAATCACCAGCCGTATACAGCGCTTCAGTGAAGGCGTCACGGTTGAACCGGGTCGTAGCGCTCTGTCCCGCAATAGACTCAGAAGCCACGTCGATGACCATATCGCCGCTGTAGTTCGCTACGTTATCGGCCAATACGCCGTTAGTAGCTGCAATGAGGCGGCGCTGCCATTGACGTGCAAAGTAGCGGTCAGTTCGAGCGCGGACGGCTTCCATCGCAGTGCCACCCATTGCCAGTTCAGACGCCAAATCAGCAGCCTGCCAGCCTTGGTTTACAAACGACTTGCGGGCTGTCTGTTCGCCTTGGGTGATTTTCTGTGGTGTCGCAGAGCTTGACGGGTCGTCTGAGCTGTAGTTAACTTCAGTCGAGCCGTCAAGGTCATTCCAATAAGGAAGCTCAATGCTCTTACCGGGCGCGTTTGCCAGTTCATCCAGCAAGCCGTTACGGGTGATGATGCCGGACTCAAAGAACCGGGTTTTCTCCGGGCCTTCGATCTGCGGAAGGTCGCGGAAAATTGTTACATCAATGATGTCTGAAAGACGAGTAGTAGCCATCGGGTGTTACCTCATGTGCCGTAATGTTGTGTGCGCAGTCGGTCATATTCGGAAGCATCAGCTTCTTTAATGGCCTTCAGTTCTGCGCCAGAGTATTCGTTAAACTTCTTGCCTGCGGGTACACCCGACCCTTGACCACCAGCAGCGCCTCCGCCGGTTGCCTTTGAACCTGCCAGGTAGTTGGCATATCGTGCGCCATCTTTAACCTTGGCCTCCAGCTCTGCCAGGGAGTTAACGCCATCACCTGTGACCTTAACCTGCCCTGAATCATTATCGTAATCGAATTCAAATCGTACCTTCAGAAGATCACGCAGATCCTCATTGTACTCACCGCCAGCGCCTAGCTTGTTGACCACGCCGTTCAGTGCGTTGTTGACCTTTTCGGTTTTCGTCTGGCTCATCAGCTTATTGTAGCGGTCTGTCTGCTCAGTGGCCCGCTCTTCCATCAAGCGATTCAACTTCTCAACGTCGCCATCGGCCTTGGCCTTGTCCTCTTCAGCCTTGCGCGCCTTCTCTGACGCCTCGCGCTGCTTTTCCTGCAGCTCTTCCTTCTCAGTCTTCAGATTCTGGTTAGTGGTCTTCAGACCCTTTACCTCATCATCGACCTTTGTCTGTACTTCGGCTTCCGTGTAGACGGTAATCTTTTGGCCTTCGTGTTCGATTTCCATTGGCATTGTAAACACCTGTTACATGCTCGACTGCGCGCCTGCGTAGCCTGGTTATAAAAAGTTGTCCCTTATGCTGTAACAGTATAGCACATTCCGTTGACTTTCAAATAGGCGTAAAAAAGCCCGCGTCTGCGGGCCTGTGTGTGAGCGCCAGAATCAAGACCGTACTAAAGGCACCGGCACCACCTCATAAAAATCAGTGTGGCCTTCATCAGGGTTAGATGGCCTAGAGCCATTTACAACTATGGCACCACCGGCTAGCCAGTTAAGATAAGCCGACTTTTGAACTGCGTAACTAACCAGATTCAACTCTGCCGCCTTTAAATCTGCCTTCGCTTTGGACTCACAGTATCCGTAATATTCTGCCTCGCCATCGTTTGACCTTGAGTAATCTTCTATTAGCCATATATATTTCATGCCGCCTTCTCCGTTTAGAATTAATGCCCGCACTGTGCGGGTCTAGCTATCTCGAAGCTTCTCCGTCCAGATCACCACCTAACCGTACTACAAGGAGATGCGGGGGCTCTGGCTGACAGTGTTATTAGCGCCACCGCTGCCTGGGCTTGATCGTTTACTTTGATTTAACGATTGTCGGCACTACGCTGCTTATGACCCTGTGATAAAACTCATCGTCAAAAGTCTCAGGATAGGGTAGGCAATCAACGTATCCTTTTATAGTCCGTTGGTGCTCTTCACCGTTAATTATTACCGTCATGGTTGGGCCTTGTGGCTTTGCTGGGTAGTTGCCGTTGTTTGCGCTCATTTCGATTTCCTTTTGATTGTATAAAGCTTGCCGTTAATAACGTACCCGGAGTTCATAACCCTGTGCAGCGTAGATCTGTCAACCCCTAACGCTGCGGCTGCGTGGGTGATGTTGTTGCCGTGCTCGGCGGCTATGTATAGCCAGACCGGAGTAGC